AATGTTGAACTGACTGATAGTTCAGTAAAAGATTATTTAGAAAAAAGATATAATAAGTCTATCGATTCATTTGAAGACTTGTTAAAAGAAAGAGAAGAGCAGCCGGAATTACCGGAAGATGTTTCTTCCTTTTTAAAATATAAAAAAGAAACAGGTAGAGGAATCAACGACTATGTTAAATTAAACAGAGACTTTGAGGAAATGCAACCTGATAATTTGTTAGCTGAATATTTTTTAGCAACTGACGAAGCTATTGATTCAGAAGATGTAGATGCATTATTAGATGACTACAGATTTGATGAAGATGTAGATGACGCTCAGGTAATAAAGAAAAGAAAGCTAGCAAAAAAGAGAGCAGTTGTTAAAGCTAGAAAGTATTTTAACGAACAAAAAGAACAATATAAACAACCCCTTGAGTCAAGAACGGTTGCTAGTTCTAATGATAGTGAAGAGCTTAAAGCATATAAACAATTTGCAGAGAGTGCAAAAAGCAAAGAGGAGACGGCTAGAAAAAATTCTGAGGTATTTCAACAAAAAACCAAAGAAGTTTTTTCAAATGAGTTCAAAGGTTTTGAGTTTAAAGTAGGTGATAAAGATGTCACTTATAGTCCGGGAGATGTATCAGAATTACTATCTAAACAATCTAATGTTATGAATTTTATAAATAAATTCATGGATAGTTCAGGTCAAATGAATGATGCATACGGATACCACAGAGCTTTATCACTTGCCATGAATCCTGAAAAGTTTGCCAAGTTCTTTTATGAACAAGGTCAATCGGATGGTGTTACTGACGTAGTTCGTAAAACAAAAAATATAAATATGAAAGTTAGAAACACACCCGAAGTAGGAACTACTAAAGGAGGAATGAGAGTAAGAGCTTTAAATACCGATTCAGGTCGAGGTTTAAAGATTAAAAGTGTAAAACGAAAATAATAGTCTAACAAAAAAAAATTAAAATTATGGCAGTATTAGCAGCTCCAACGTTTCAATTGCAGCCAAGTGCTCAGCAAGTAGCGTTGTCGTCAAACTATATTACCAATACTCAATTTAACTTTTTGAATCAGTATCTACCGGATACTTATGAAAAAGAGTTTGAGAGATATGGTAATAGAACAGTATCATCATTCTTAAGAATGGTTGGTGCTGAAATGCCTTCTAACTCAGACCTTATCAAATGGGCAGAGCAAGGAAGGTTACATATTAAATATGTAAATTGTGTACTAGGTGGTGCAGCAGCGGGTGCAGCAGCGGAAACTTTTACAGTTCCTGCAGCTCAAATTGACCCTGCAAGACAACCATCAGGTTCAGTAGCACCGGCAGGTGCAGCAGGACAAATCGGTATCAGAAAAGGTCAAACAGTAATGATTTCTGATGATACAGCAGGTTCTGCATTAAATAACAAAGGTATCGTAACAGCTGTAACAGCTACTACATTTACTGTTAACTTCTACGAAGCAGCAGGATTAGCAGCTTACGCAGGAACAGTATCTGTATTTATTTATGGTTCTGAATTCAAAAAAGGAGTTAATGGAATGGAAGGTGGATTAATATCTAACGATTTCATCTTTGAAAACTCTCCAATTATCTTAAAAGATAAGTACCAAGTATCAGGTTCTGATATGGCACAAATTGGATGGATTGAAATTCAAACTGAAGATGGAGCAAATGGATATTTATGGTATCTTAAATCAGAGCACGAAACTAGATTACGTTTCGATGATTACTTAGAAACAGCTATGGTAGAAGCTGTACCGGCAGAAGCAGGTTCAGGTGTTGCTACTCAAGCAGTTTATGCAGATGCAGGTAACAAAGGTTCTGAAGGTGTATTCTATGTAGTAGAAGCTAGAGGAAATGTTTGGGGTGCAGGTAATCCTACTGATTTAGCAGGATTCGATAGCATTATTTCAAGATTAGATAAGCAAGGTTCTATTGAAGAAAATGTAATTTTCGTAAACAGAAACTTCTCTTTTGATATTGATGATATGTTAGCAGCTCAAAATTCTTATGGTGCAGGTGGTTCATCTTATGGACTATTTGATAACGATGAGGAGATGGCGTTAAATTTAGGTTTCACAGGATTTAGAAGAGGTTATGACTTCTACAAGTCTGAGTGGAAATACTTAAATGACCCAACAATGAGAGGTGGATTAATTGGTGGAGCAATCAACGGACTTTTAGTTCCTGCAGGTTCTACTACTGTTTATGACCAAATACTTGGTAAAAACGCTAAGAGACCTTTCTTACATGTTAGATATAGAGCTTCAGAAGCTGAAGACAGACGTTATAAGTCTTGGATTACAGGTTCTGCAGGTGGAGCAAGCAACAAAGATTTAGATGCAATGGAAGTTAACTTCCTATCTGAAAGATGTGTTTGTACTCTAGGAGCTAACAACTTCTTCTTATTTAAATCATAATAAGAGTATATATTAAGAGGGAGGATTAACCTCCTCCCTTTTTTTTTAAAATTAAATTAAATTAAAATATAATAAAATGAAAAATAAAAAAGAATATGTAGATAAAGTCTACAGACTAAAAGGAGATAAAGCTCCTTTAGCTTTTATGTTAGCTTCTCAACATAGTAAAAGATTTCCCTTAATGCATTTTGATACTGATGAAGGTGTTAACAAACCTTTGCGTTATGCTAAAAATCAAAAGTCACCTTTTGTGGATGACCAAGATGGTAACGTTATATTAGAACCTATAATATTTGAAGATGGTATGTTAAGCGTGATTAAAGAAAATCAAGTGTTACAAAAATTTTTAGCTTTACATCCTCAAAACGGTGCATTGTTTGAAGAAATTAATAAAGGAAAAGAAGCAGCTCAAGACGTTGAAGAAATGTATGCTGAGGTTGATGCTTTAATTTTAGCTAGACAAATGACGCTTGCTCAATTAGAAATGATTGGTAGAGTTTTATTTGGAGATGTTAATAAAATGTCTACAGCAGAATTAAAAAGAGATATGTTAGTTTTTGCAAGAAATAATCCTGCAGATTTAATTAACATAGTTAATGACCCTATGTTAAAATTACAGTCTAAAGTTCAAATGTTTTTTGATAACAAATTGTTAATATATAAAAATAACAAAAGAGATGTACATTTTAATACATCGTCTAACAAAAAACGAATGGTTACAATACCATTTGGCGAAGACCCGCTATATATAGTATCTTCTTATCTTCAATCAGATGAAGGCGTGGAAGCATTAAAACTGCTAGAAAAACGTTTAGAAAAATAATAAATTAGAAAGGGGTTAAAAAAATTAACCTCTTTTTTTTTTGCTTATCTTTGTAGAAAAGAATACAGATGATACAACAAGTTTATGACGCTGTTCTTGCTATATTAAACAAAAATAATTACGGATATTTATCTCCGGCTGATTTTAATTTATATGCTAAACAAGCTCAGTTAGATTTATTTGAAGATATTTTTTATCAATTCAATTATCAGATTAACAAAGAAAATGTAAGGCAGTCAGGAACAGGTTATGCAGATATAAAAAAAGGTTTAGTAGAAGTAATAGATATGTTTTCAGTTACTGCTGCTTTAACAACAGGTGTTAACAATACATATCAAATGCCATCGGTTGTCACAACAGGTTCTGATTTTTATTTTATAAACAAAATATTATGTTTCAAAGCTGATGGTGTTACTTATACGGGCGAAGCTGAAAGAGTAAGTCAAGGTAAAATTACATTATTAAACAATTCTTTATATACAGCACCTACAGAAACATATCCTGCTTACACTACACAAGGAAGCATTTTAACTGTTTTTCCTGCTACAATAGTAGGACAGGGTCAAGTTCAGGCACAATACATTAGATATCCTGAAACACCTATGTGGACATATGTATCATTGGGTGCGGCACAGCAACCTCAATTTAGTGTTACGACAAGTTATCAAGACTTTGAATTACCTTTAGATTATTTTCAAGACTTGGTTAATAAGATTTTACAATTTGCAGGAATGGAAATAAGAGAAACTGAAGTTGTTCAGTTTGCATTAGGGCAAGACCAAATAGAAACTCAAGACGAACAATAATGGCTTATATAAATCAATATCAATATTATACAAACAATAACACTAATCCTCAAGATGAGAATTGGGGTTCATATCAATATATTAGTTTAGAAGATATAATTACTAATTTTTTGTTAATGTATAATGGTAATCATTCTTTGGTAAATAATGAGGAGAGATACAAAATATTGTTTCATGCAAAAAGAGCAATACAAGAATTAAACTACGATGCATTTAAAGAAGTCAAAGTATTAGAGCTACAGATTAGTGATACATTACGATATGTACTACCATCTGATTATGTTAATTGGGTTCGTATATCTTTATCTTACAACGGATTACTAAGACCATTAGTAGAAAATGTACAAATAAATAGTGCTAGTGCTTATCTACAAGATAACGCAGGTAATATATTGTTTGACCAAAATGGAAATATTTTAAAACCTGAAAATTCAGAGTTTACAAAAGAAAGATTACAAAACAAACAAAGAACACAGTATTTAAATCAAAATGCTCCTTACAATGGTTATTGGGGATGGGAAGTAGATGGTGCATGGTTTTTCGACATGGCTATAGGAACATCTTGGGGATTAAACACAGAAACAGCTAACGCTAATCCTACTTTTCGTATTGATAAAAAAGCAGGTGTAATAAATTTTAGTTCAGCTATGAATGATAAATTAGCTATATTAGAATATATATCTGATGGTATGGAAAATGGTGACGACTCAAAAGTTTCTGTCAATAAATTATTTGAAGATTACATGTATGCTTATATAGAATATGCTATATTGAATAGCAAGCTTGGTGTTCAAGAGTATGTAGTTAAAAGAGCTTTAAAAAGAAAATCATCACTATTAAGAAATGCCAAGATTAGAGTAAGTAATATTCATCCGGGTCGTCTTATCCAAAACATGAGAGGTCAAGATAAATGGATAAAATAATATGGCAAATATACAAAAGAATTTTATACAGGGTAAAATGAATAAAAGCGTTGATGAACGCTTAATTCCTAATGGTCAATATATAGATGCTTTAAATGTTAGATTAGGTTCTACGGAAGCTTCAGAAATTGGTTCAGTAGAAAACTCAAAAGGTAATACAAAAGTTACAACACTTTCTTTTAATGGAACTGATTTAAGTACAAATGCAAGATGTATTGGTGCTTATGAAGATGGTTCTAATGAAACCATTTACTTTTTTGTACATGACCCTTCTTATACTGTAGGAACTACAGGTAAAATTGATATGATTGTTTCGTTTGATGAACAGAATGACATAACTACTTATCATGTAGTTACAATGAAAGAAGGAACAAGCGGTACTAATACAACTTTAAATTTTGACCCAAAGTTTTTAATACACTCTATAAATAAAGTTGAAGACTTATTGTTTTTTACTGACAATATTAATCCTCCTCGTTTTATAAATGTTAAAAGAAATTATCAAGAACCTTTTAATAATATAGATGTTACTACAGCTGAATCTTTATTGGTTATTAAAAAACCTCCTACTACAAGTCCTTCATTCAGTTTATTTAACTCACCTCAAGAAAATAATTATTTAGAAGACAAGCTTATTTGTTTTGCGTATCGATATGAATATCAAGATGATGATTATTCCGCTACTTCACAATGGTCAAAGCCTGCGTTTTTACCTAAACCCTTTTCTATAGGTATTGATGATAAGTTAAATAATGGTATGGAGAATGCTAGAAATGGTGTTTCCGTAACTTACAATACAGGAAGTGCTTTAGTAAAGTCTATTGAGGTTTTGTTTAAAGAGTCAAATAAAAATACTATAAACGTAATAGATAAATTTGATAAAGCAGAAAATGGTTTTGTAGACAATCTAGATGTAACTTTTGAATTTGATAGTAATCAAATTTTTACAATATTAAACTCAGACCAACTTGGAAGATTATATGATGCTGTACCCTTAAAGGCAAAAACACAAACTTTAATGGGTAACAGATTAATTTATGGTAATTATATTCAAGGGTACGATATTAATGTGCCAATAGGGTTAAAGCAAAGTATAGAGAGTGGAGTAATTGTAGGTTTAAAAGGAACTAAGTCAGTAAAAACACTT